ACAAAAAATGGCATACCTTTTGCATTAACAGCAAGTTTACGAAAATATTCTACTGCTTGTAATGGAGACTTCCAAGTGATAACACCTTTATGTGTTGTTATATCATTTCCTGTCGGTTTTGCAAAGTTTCCTTGAAATAAACAATCTTCTCTAATGATATTTCTTATTAAATCTATTGGTTTACCTTCGTAAGCTCTAGAAATTTTTTGGAAAGATGAATTAAAAGCAAATTGACTAATTCCTTTTATTTTAAATCGTCTGTCAATTGTTTTTTGGGTTGATAACTACAAGAAGGCACTTGGTTTACTCTCACTCTCTGTCCTACCAAAAACAGGATATTCTGTTACTTTAAATTCTACTTGAAACTTACCTGTTGTTTCTTCTGAACCCTTTGCAGAAATAGTTCTAGTAAATCCAACTCTAATTCTTTCTTCTCCACTAAGTTCATATTCTTCGAAGAAGTTAGCTGCATCTTTAATACCAAACACACAACTAACTGCAGGTTGATATATTGATTCAAATAACTCAAAGTTTACAACAATATTTCTAATATCAGCTGGTTTCCTACCATCCTTAAACAATTTTATAAAATCTATACTTAATGCTCTAGGGTCTTGAGGTTTACCATGATTTAATACACCTTTTATAATCATAATTCAATTAACCTTTTATATTCGTCTACAAATTGGTCGATTAACTCAGGTCTAATTACTTTAATTAATAAATTATTTTCGTTTGTATCAATTAAATCTTGACCATACGATAAGAAAATATCTGATTTTCCTGTTGTTAATGCTGTGTATGCATCTATTTTATTCTCAGGAGAATCAACACTATTATAATAATATGCTGGTGCTTCTGTCATTACAGAATATTTTTTTGTAGGAGTAATTGTAATTTGTGCACCACCTGTTGGATTTTCAAAAAGAAATGAAGCCGCAGTTAAAATATTTCCACGTGGACTATTTGCTTTTGGTGCATCTGATTTTAAAAGATCAAATTTACGTTCTTGCCAAAAAGGTGAATTAGAATAAGGTATAGTACCTTGTTCGTTCAAAAGAAAGCCTGGACTATAATCAACAAATGCTTTAGTAGTTCTTTTTATTTGGTTTTCTATCCACAATGATTTAGTAACAGTCATAGTTCCAAGAGGACTATTATCTCCTTTTCCGTCAGCAAATGCTAATGAAACAGTATGAGTATCAGGGTCACCAGCAAAAAAGGTTGTTCTTGCTGATGTAGATGGATTATTACAATTAGGTGTATCATCAAAATCAAACAATACTAATTGTAACATTTTATTATCGAATCTTTCTACTTTAGCATATGCACCATTTCTTTTAACTCTTAACTGTTTATATGACCAATCAATGTCTGCAAATGAATTACTAATATGAGGTTCAGTAATGCTTCCACTTAGTGTTAAATTCCATGTGTCCGTTATGGTAGGTTGTGCTATAAGAACTCCATATTTATCAAAGTCTAATTCAGCTTGTCTATTTATTTCATACGAAGATATCGGCCAAGCAGGTAAACCATCTTTTAGAAAATCATTTACAATAAAAAATGTCCAATAATAATCAGGTGTACCATAAAGTGCTTGTGATACTTGGTCAGGTCGGTCTCCTTCTTGTATTTCATAATATCTGTATGACAATAAGTCATCTGCTAACACATCATTAACATCAACGTGTCTGAAAATATCTATTACTTCAATTAATTTATTATTATTTAATAAATCGTATCGTATTTTAGGAAAGTTTTCAAAAAACATATTTATTCCTTCTATTGATTATATACTTGTGCACCACCTGTAATTGAGTCTACACCTCGTAGTTCTTGTAAATTTTGTTCACCTTCTAAATTTTCTATATCGTTTTTATTAAGTGCTCTAGTTTCAACTAATGATAGATTTAAATCAACTTCTGTAGGAGCTCCATCATCATGGAATGTTTGACTTCCTGCATTAAATGTAGAATTTACTTGAGTTAAATAACATGAATGAATTTTAGGTAAAAAACTATTATTAGAACCATCACCAAATCCACTTTGTTGAACATTCATAAAATCAATATTCCATACAGGTGGGTATCTAAGTTGCAATCCAGATTCACCCGCTTTTTCACCATATAAGTTTCTTCTAAAAAATTTATGTATGTTATTTACAGAAGTAGATTCTTGTTTTGATTTAGCTATAAGTTTAAATTGAAATTGAAATGATCTAACAGTATTGCCTCCAAATGCATTATTAGTATTTGGATTAGTTATAGTTTGAGATTGAAGACTAATTAATCCTTGAAGATCAGCACCTACACCTAGTGCACCTGCACCTAACTGTGCAAGTTCCATACCTTGCCCTGATTTTATTTTCTCTGTAACGGAATCTACTCCACCTTTTACTAAATTTGATAAAATTTGTGTTACGTTTCCACCTTCTCCAGCTGCAGCTTTGACCTTGTTTATACC